TTTTTACCCAAATAACAAAATAGTTGAATATCTGTATCAAAAATCTATTATATTACAAGAATTTATACTGTTTAGATTGTTGAGATTGAAGAAGCATCCAAATAATATTGGAGTACACTTTTTTCTTCCCTTAAAACCTTGGCATATCTTCACATTAGATTTATATCTTGTAAGGATTAATTTATTTTTCCCATTTTTTGTATCTATAAGTTTTGGTAAATTGTATAAAGATAGAAGCATTGGTAAGAAAGGTTATCAGTTATATTTTGGGCTTAAATATGGAGTGGAACCAACTGAGAGATATGATGGTGAATATGATTATATGATTTCTTTGGCGTTTAGAAAAGTAGTTTTGGAAGATATTAATCGTGAAGCACATATGGGGTGTTTATAATGTCTGGCATCAGATTTGAAAGAAAAGAACCCAAGAGAAAAATTTCAATGAAAAGAAATCCTTACTTGGATAATAAAGAAGGTGAAACACTTGAACAGGATAAAAGATTATCTCATAAGCGATTAAGAAGAGAACATAGAAAAAATATTAAATCAAGTTTAGAAGAGTAATTAATAAAGAGGTATTTGATGCCCTTGACTGTATTAATTGACGGCAATAATTTTACTATACGCATCCTCACATCTATTCCGGGGTACAATAACCAATTCCGAAGTGATCATCAAGTAAATCTATTTATTCATTCCTTTTTTGCAGGTTTTTTATCTACTATAAATAAAATAAAACAAAAATATTTAAATATAGATAATATTGTTTTTGTGTGGGACTCAAGGGTAAATAATAGGAAGAAGTTGTACCCTGAGTATAAAGCTAATCGTAAACCAAAGACTTTAGAGGAGGAGAGAGATAAAACTAATCATTATTCTCTTTTAGATCAATTAAAGAGTAGTTTAAAAACTTTAGGAGATTGGGCAAATGTATCATTAGAAGGTTATGAAGCAGACGATTTAATAGCCTACTTTGTAAAAGACTCTGCTATTGATGATACTTTTGTCATAATTAGTTCAGATAATGATTTATACCAACTTTTGAGTAATAGAGTAATTCAATATTTGCCTCATAGGAAAGAATTTTATTCTATATTAGATTTTAAAAAAGAGTTTGACATATCACCAAGTAAGTATCCATTTGTCAAAGCTCTTGCAGGAGATAATTCAGATAATATAAAAGGCATAAATGGTATTGGGATAAAGAGGGGGATTAAATTAATTAAAGAAGGTCAATGTTTCACACATTGGATAAATAAATATAAAGAAGTTAATCTAGAGACTAATCTTGAATTGGTATCATTACCATTCGAGAGTGATAAAATAAATCTTATGATGCCTCAGAGTAGTTTTGATAAGAAAGCATGGATAGAGCTGTTTCAACGATTTAGTTTGAATAAACTAAATTTATCAGATTTTAGGAATTTACTTATAAATGAAACAAAAGAAAACAACAAACTTATTTGAAGATATTGTAGTAAGTGAAAAAGTATCCTCAAATAAAAAAGTTAATCCTAATTCGGCTATTTCTAAAGAATTTTTAGAATATTATGCCAAAAGGTATGAATTGTTATTTGGTGTTCCTACAAAGATAAATTGGGGAAAAGATTTAAAATTGGTGAATTCATTGTTAAAAACTTACAATGATGTGTCTATTTTTGGTTGTACAAATAAATTAGAATTTTTGCAAAAAGTATGTGAGAAGTATTTTGTAAGTAGAGATAAATTAGCTTTACAAAATTGCTGGAATATTGGAATTTTCTATTACAATTTTTCTAAAATTGTGCTATTATTAAAGCATGGAGAAGCATCAAATATAGAACCAATAATAGAAGGATATAAACTTGCATACCTAAATGACACAGGAATAAAATACAATGGAATAATCACTGAGCATGATGAAGAAGTTTTTATGCAATTATACATATTTTTGAAGCCTTTGTGGGTGAAAGAATTTACATTACCAAGATTCTCAGAGATATATTTTTTAGTATTATTTGACCATATGAGAAAAAAGGAGTATAATTTGAATTTCTTTATATCCAAGTATGCAATAGACTTCTTTACTAAATGGTTAGAAACTGAAGGTAAGGAGATATTAATGTTTTATCCAAGAGATGTTTCTGATATAGATAAGGAAAGACTAATTGAGGAACAGAATAAAATGTTAATAGAGGAAAGAGAAATATTTTATAATGGGATTTCTAAATGACTGAAAAATCACTATCTGAAAATATACAAGACGGGATAATTTATTATCTACTCACGGATACAAAATTTTTATCTATTTGTAAAACTAAGCTTGACCCTGCTATATTTCAATCCACTTTACAACAACAGATATGCAAAATAATTTTTGAATTCTTTGATAAACATGAAACAATAATAAATGGAAATGCTGATACAATTATACTTCAGGAATTTCCAGAAAATGAGCAAAATATTGTAGCTGTATATCTTAATAAAATTTTCTCATTAACTTATATAAAATCTTACATACAAGAAAAATTAGATCTTTTTATTCAAAAACGTGAATGGGAAAAAGCACTTATACAATGTGTTGAGGACTTGGATAATGATAATATAGATAATATAGAAAATAGAGTATATAAAATTATACGGAATAAATTTAGCTATAGTGATGTACAAAATGTATTGGAAGAGAATTTAAAGGATTTTTATCATACTATACATGAGGGTGTTATTTGTTCCCCCTCTGGTGTTAAAGCATTAGATCAAGTTATTGGTGGATTTAAATATAAAGAACTTGCTATTATAGTATCCCCATTGAATGTTGGGAAATCATGGGCATTTACCCTTTTTGGAAGTAAAGCCTTGCTATATGGCAAAACTGTTTTACATTTAACATTGGAGATGAGTAGACAACAGGTAAAAGAAAGATATTTCATGCGGTTTGCCGGAGTTTCCTCTAAACCAATGGAGGAAATAAATATTTGGAGTGGGAATGAAAAGATTAAATTTAAACCGGAACATCTTGGTAATGCCAATAAAGTTAAAAAAGCAATTAAAACAATGAGTAGTTTTGGTGGAAAATTATATATTGTGGAATATCCTGATAAAACATTGACCATTTCTAAACTTGAAAGATTGCTAAATGATATGGAATTGGAGCAAGGTAAATATCCAGATTTAATATTGATTGACGGATTACAAGGATTAAGATACAATGAAGGCAAAAGAGGGGATGATTGGAAAGCATTGGAGGAATTGACTCATGAATTGAGGCGAATTATGATGGAGAATACTATAGCTGGTATTGCCTCTACACACAGTCAAAGAGGAGCAATAGGAAATAAAATTATTCAATCACAGGATATAAGAGGAAGCATTGACATTCTTAACGTAGCTGATTTAGGTATAAGTATTAATCAGACAAATGAGGAACAGCTATTAGGACAGGCAAGGCTATTTGTGATGAGGTCAAGAAGTTCCAAGAAATGGGCACAGATTAGAATTTATCAAAACTATGATATGGGTCATTTTTGTGTCTATTCGGAGTTAATGGAATAGTTATGTCTTTCAATATAGAAACATTCCTTAGAAATAATAATATAGGATACAGAACAAGTGGAAAAAATGTCTCCAAAGGAGAATATTCTATTTGTTGTTTATGGTGCGGTGAAAATAAGTATCATTTAGGCGTTAACCCAAGTAAAGGACTTTTTAATTGTTGGAAATGCTCAGAAAAGGGCAATATAGTAAGACTTGTAGCAAAGATTAAAAATATATCTTTTATTGAAGCAAAAGAGATAATTAATCCCACATCGGAATTAAAAAAGATTTTGGAGGAAAGGAATAAGGTAGTAGAAGAGTCAATAATTATTCCAAATAAAGATTTTAAACTTCCTGAACATACTTATAGATTTAGAAAAGATAAGACAGATTTATGGCAAGAAACTGCTTTTCTGTTTTTAAGACAAAAGTATGGCTTAACTTGGAATGATGTTGAGCAAGCAGATTTACATTATAACATTCATGGCAAATATAAAAATTCTATAATTATTCCTTGCTATTTTAAAGAAAAGATGGTATGCTTTTTAAGTAGAAGTTGGGACAAACAATGTTTACAAAGGTATAAAAATTGCCCAAATAATGAAGCAATTTTATCAATTAAAAATATACTATATAATATAGATAGTATAAAACAGGGGCAACAAAATGTGATTATAACAGAAGGTGCTTTTGATTGTATTAAAGTAAAATCAGTTTTTTCGGGGGTTGTGGCTGTATTAGGTACTGAAATATCACAAATACAGAAAAATCTTTTAATAAGTATGAAAGCTGAAAATTACTTTATTATGTTTGATGCTGATACACATATAACTAGCACTAATAAAAAAGCACAAAATTTGGCAAATTATTTATCTGCTTTTGGAAAAACAAGAGTAATTCAGCTTCCGTCTGGGAAAGATCCAGGAGATTTAACAGAGGAAGAAATAAAAAGAATATTAGAAAAATATGCAATTAATTAAATTATTAGGAACAAGAGTAAGTAAAAGCAACTATAAAGAAAGTTGGGCTGTTTTTTGGTGTGACTTCTGTAAACAAGAGGTTGAAAAAAAATTAAGTGATGGCAAAAGAGCTAAATCTTGTGGTTGTGTTCAATATGAATTAATAGCTAAATCTCAAAAAGGTGTGATAAAAAATGTAAAACATGGTGAAACAAAAACAAAATTATATGGGATTTGGCATAGTATGAAACAAAGAATTTTAAATCCGAAAAGTCAAGCATATAAAGACTACGGTGGCAGGGGAATAACAATATGCCCAGAATGGACAAATGATTATATTGCTTTTAGGGATTGGGCAGGAAATAATGGTTATAAAGAAGACTTATTTATTGATAGAAGAAATCCCAATGGAAATTATGAACCATCTAATTGTAGATTTTTAACAATACTGGAAAGCAACAGAAATAAAACAAATACAATAACTATGGAAATAGCTAATGAAATTAGAGCTTTATATGTTACTGGGAATTATACACAAGAAAAATTAGCTAAAAAATTTAATATATTAATAGCAACTGTATCTTTTATCATTAATAATAAAACTTGGAGGAAAAATGCAAGTAAATGAATTAAAAAAGATTTTTGAAATATCATCAATATTGGGAAAGGGGTTTACTCCGGTCACAGAATACACATTTGTTAAAGACAATATAATCAAGGCTACGAATATGGAATCCTATATTGAAACTGTGCTTGACTCTGATATGCCTTTTAATGGATGTGTATTAACTGGGAAAATATCAAAATTTCTATCCTCTATGAATAAGGAAACAGACTTAACATTTACAACAGATAAAAATACACTTACAATAAATTATGGTAAAAAGAATAAGTTTGTTATTCCAACAGAACCTTTAGATAATTTTCCAGATTCACCATCTTTAAAATATTCTGAGAAAGACTTTTTATGCCGAATAGATATATCTTTAGATTTTATGAATATATTAAATAAGGCATTACCTTTTGCATCCAAAAATGATACAGCCTTTTGTGGTGTATATTTAAAAAATAAAAAAATATATAGTAGTAATAGAGAAATTGTTTTTATGACTGATACAGATATTGATTACATAAATCCATTATTTATCCCATCTAATTTTATAAAACTTTTATCAAAGTTTAAAGGGATATTTAAAACAATAGAAGTCTATTCTTGTGGATTTAAAGTTATAGGAGATAATATAACTTTATATGTTGCAAATTATGAACAACAGGAATGCCCAGATTTTGAAAATTTAATGAAAAAATATAGTCCTGTTTTTGAAATTAATCCTACAGAAGAATTAAGACAGGTAGTTGATAGAATAAGTCTTTTCGATGAAGTAATGAATGTAAATATAAAAGATAATGCTATAACCATGTACACACCAAATATTAGTGAAGTTATTGAAATTGCTACGGATGGAAAAGAATTTAATTTTAGGATTACCACTATTTATTTAAAGAAAATTCTTGAATTAGATACTTTTTCAGTATTGAGTAAAGAGAATGAAATTAAAGGAATTAGTGGAAAATCAGAAACAATAACAATACTTTCAACTTTAATAGAATAAAATGGCATTTGCAGAACTCAAAGAAAAATATTGTACTCTATGCTATCTTTCAAAAAAGTGCAAATCACCTGAAATGTCCCCAATAGGGCCTGAAGAAGTTGACATATACATATTAGGTGAATATCCTTCTGAAAGAGACGATTTAATGGGGAAACCTTTTAAGGGGGATTCTGGGGAAGTTTTGAGAGTTATTTTAGAACATTTAAAAATTGATCCTGTTAAAGTTAGATTTGGTAATGCTATACAATGTAAAGCTGATAAAGAAGGGCCTACTGATATTCAGATAAATACTTGTAGACCTAAAGTATGGGCGGATATTAAAAAGACAAAACCCAAAGTAGTAATTGCTATGGGCAATAGTGCTATCAAATCATTATTTAATAGGTCTGAACCAGGGATTTATGGATGGCGAGGAAATATTATACCATTACACGAATTAGATTGCTGGGTAGTTCCTGTATTTCCTATGATAAAGATTTTAAAAGATGGGGTTTCAGATAATAAAATACAATGGACTAAAGGCACAAATTATACCGATTCTTTAAAAGTTTTAAGAGAAGATTTATCTATAGTTCCTGAATTAATTACTGTTCCACTTCCTGAAATAAGACCTTTCAAAATTGTAAAATTGTTGACATATCAAGCAGTTACAAGCTTTTTTGATATGGCTGATACTAAGGATTTTTTTGTATTTGACATAGAAACTATTGGATTAAAACCTTATTTTGAACATTCCAAAATATTAACAAGTGCCATTACCTTTGATGGTGAGACAGTTTATACCTTTCCTATAAGTTATCATACACATATAGATAAGAAAAAATATTGGACAGATGAGCAAGAAAAACAGATAAAGAGTAGATTTTCAGATCTGCTAATAAATCCAAGGAGCAGAAAAGGTATACATAATTCTGTATTTGAAATGGAGTGGGCAAAGGCTATTTTAGGCATAGATATTGTAAATATTGAAGATTCCATGCTTCAAAAATATATATTGGATTGTCGTAACGGAACACATAGTTTAGATTTTTTAGCATTTGTGAATTATGGTGTTAGTTGGAAAACTTATCCAAATTCTATAATGGCAGATTTGACACAATTATCTATTGAAGAATTACTTGATTATAATGCAAAAGATTCTATTTGGGAATACAGGCTTTTTAAAAAGCAGGAGAAGATATTAGAAAAGGATGAAAAATTAAATAATTGTTATAGAGAACAATTAGAAACTGCAAGAACTATAGCACAGATGCAATTTGATGGTGCTTGTACAAATGAGGAGAGCAGAGATAAATTATTAAAGGGCTATATAATTGAAAGAGAGGGTATAGAAAAAGAATTACTTAGTTTAGATAGCGTAATAGAATTTAAAAATAAGTATGGTAAAGTCCCAGCTTTAAAATCCAATAGTAAAGATATTCCTATAATATTATTTCAAATAGAAAATTTAGATTCAGTTAAGAAAACTAAAAAATCAGGTAAACCAGCAGTTGACAAAGAGGTTTTAGCAACTTATGTAGGACAGAGCAGATTTTGTGAATTACTATTAAAATTTAGAGAATATTCAGGTATAGAAGGTAAGATATTAAAGGGGTATAAGGATTGTATATTCCCAGATGGGAAATATCATACAAATTTTTTCCCTGTGGAAACTGGTAGATTAAGTGCTCGTGATATAAATCTTCAAAATTTAGATAAGAGGAAGCATCCAGAAATTAGACAAATAATTGTTGCTCCTGACGGATATGTATTAATTATATTTGATTATGCTCAATTAGAAGCAAGAGTTTTAGCTGCTTTAAGTAATTGTAGGTCATTTATAGAAATGATTAAGAAAAGTTATGACATCCATATGGATAAAGCTGTTGAGATTTGGGGGCAGGATGTTATTAACAATGCTACAAAAAGTGCTGTTAAATCAATGAGGTATAGAGCTAAAAATGAATTCGTATTCCCCTCATTTTATGGATCTAAACCAATATCCACAGCTAAGAGATTGGGCATTTCGGAATCAAAAGCAGAAATGCTACTTGAAAAATTATGGTCAGACTTTCCAGAGATTTTGGAATGGCAACAAGGAATACTTAAAATTTATGAAAAGAAGAGATATGTAGAGATCCCTCCTGGGCGTAGGAGATATGCACCATTGACCACAAATGAAATATTGAATACCCCTGTGCAAGGTGGAGCAGCCTCTATTGTTAGTAAAGTTATGAATAAAATATCAAGAAGAGGTTATTGGTTATATCTTAACTGCCATGATGAATTGGTTTTTGCTGTTAAAGAAAAAGAAGTTAAATATGCAATTGAAGAAATACAAGGAATAATGGAAAGCAAAGTTTATGATTTTATGGGTGATACACCCTTGGTTGTAGAGGGGTCAATTGGGTTTGATTGGTACGAAATATTCCCTATCAAAGAGATTTTTGAATAATTAAAATTTGACATTTTTGAATATATAGGTATAATTATAATATGAAATTACTTAAAAAATTATCTGCAAGAAAAGATAAAAATAATAAATGGCAAAGTTATGCCATATTTTGGTGTGATTATTGTAATAGAGAAGTTGAGAAAACAAGAAGTAATGGCTTAAAAGCAAAATCATGTGGTTGTAAAAGGGTAGAATTAATGTCCAAGTCATTAACAGGATATAAACATACAAAAGAAACAAGACAAAGAATGAGAGAAAAAGGTAAGTTAAGAAAACCACCCATGAGAGGCAAAAAACAATCGGAGGAAGCTAAACAAAAAAGAAGAGAAACTTCTATAGGTGAGAATAATCCTTTTTATGGTAAGAAACACACAAAAGAAACAAGACAATTAATGAAAGAAAAACATGCAAATTTTAATGGTAAAAATAACCCCAATTGGCAAAATGGAATTTCTTTTGAACCATACAGTCCTGAATTCAATAAAGAAATAAAGCAAATTATACTCAAAAGAGATAATTATACTTGTCAAAATCCTAACTGTGAGCATTTGTCAAAAAAGTTGGATATTCATCATATTGATTATGATAAGCAAAATAATAACACAGAAAATTTAATAACTCTGTGTGCTAAATGTCATACAAAAACAAATTTTAACAGAGACTTTTATGCTGAATTTTGCCAAACACTACTAATTAATAGATTTATGGAATGTTTATTATGAAAAATTTTATAACATCTTTAATATTATTAATGTTTCTTAATGGGATTGGCTGGGAGCTTATTAGTGTAGTTTCTTTAAAGTTTCTTAAAGAAAATCCAGAAATCATTGTTAGACAATTTATAATTGAAAAATGGATTGAGAATATAAAAATTATTCAACCTCATTGTGAAGGAGCTTTTATTGAATTTAATGAAAATAATGAGGATAAAGACCTTATTGAAGTATATGCAAAATGTTATAAGTGGGGGATTTAATGTTATATAATGATCATAGACCAAAAACATTAGAAGAAGTCTTTGGGCATAAAGAGATTAAAGAAAGTCTAAAATCTCTATTTAAAGAGCAGACTTTTCCACATGCCTTTTTATTCTCAGGCCCTTCAGGAACAGGAAAAACCACATTTGCAAGAATTATGGCAAACATGTTGAATGCTGGCAGTGACATAATAGAAATTAATATTGCGAATACAAATGGGGTGGACTTCATTAGAGAGTTGAATGAAGTTGCAAGAAGATCTCCTCTATTAGGCAATAATAAAGTATTTATATTAGATGAGGTTCAACAATTGACCAAAGAGGGGCAAAATTGCCTCTTAAAGCTACTTGAAGATTCTCCTAAATATTCATACTTTATACTATGTACAACAGACCAACAGAAGCTATTACCAACTATTAAAAATAGATGTTTGTCCTATACCTTAAAAGCTTTATCTAATAAAGATATTGAGTCAATTTTAGTGTATGTTATCACGTTAGATAAAATAGAAATAACA